GGTAAATTGTGTTGAAGTAGCATTTATCACACCCAAATTTGTTTCTGTTGTTGTAAGTCCTGCCGTGTTTATAAACAGGGTTGCTTTCTCCACTTTGTAAATGGGTTTTATGAAAAATCCAATAACGCAATTTAGGTTGGTGCCGGTGAATGTGAAAGCAAATGGTCCCGAGTTTTCATTGTTTTTCAAATTAATTGTGAGATTTGCATTGTCGCCATCTTTTTTGAATTGAACTGGGGCAACTGGGTATGCCATTAAAGCCTCGTGACCTGACGCCGAATTTGAGAAAACAATGGTTCCTAATATTGGAGATTCCGTAGTCATTCCCAGTCTATCTGTGTTATTGCTGTTCTTAGTAGCACTGTTGACAAAATTGAGTCCATTCATTTGAAATAGACAAGTTCTCGCATTTCCTGCTGGTGTTCCTATGCCTAAGTTATTATAAAACGCCATTTGGATTTCAAAATCCTCGTGTTTATCCCAGAAATTACGGCACAAGCGTCTCATATCAAACGCAGGATAATTATATTCTTTGCGGTCTGAACTTACTGTGCGACCCACTTGCGATGTTATTGTTGATGCGGTATTAAATCCAAAAAACGCGCACTCATTCATTTCACCTGGTATGACTGGTTCAAATACCAAATGAAAGCAAACATCACTGTAAATAATTCCTGCTCCGACGATTCCAAATGTGCTAGGTCCAGTAGCAGTATTATTTACATTTGTAATTGTGAAGTTTAAATCAACTACATCGCCACATTTGCGAAAATTATAACTTTGACCCGTATTTGAAATTAATTGATTTTGTTGCTGAGTTGTTCCCTGAACATTAAAAACCGCAATTGCTACAAATTGTTGACTCATATATGCTGTATCATAATGGACGTTCTCCCAAGTAAGACCCGCCATATTGTAACAGGTGACTCCCACATTAGAGCCTGTTAGAGTCACTGTTCCGGTAACCGCTGCTGCCGTCACTTTCATGCAAAACACATCATATTTGTCCCACGCAGCACCAAGCACATTTCGCATATTAATATTTGAGAATGTGAAATCTGACTTTGCCGCATTAATCGTGCAAGGATTTGTTGTTGAAGTTGTTGATAATATTAATGAACCACTTTCACTAAGCATTTATATTATCATTATATTTAATTCTGGACAAACCTACGGTTTTTCCATGCCTTTTCCCTTTTAAAAAGGAAGGGTCGTAGGGGAACCTTGGTTCACTACTCTTTGATTCCCACAACGGCAAATGTCAAACTGAATTGATTGAATTGATTATTAAATGCCAATCCTCCATTTGCTGCCGTAAAGAGTTGAAACGCTAAATCTACCGTCTCTGATTCAGGTTTTCTAAAGCTGATTAAACTGTCAGGCACCGCAAAACAATCTCCATCAGCCACTAATGTCCCTGGACGAAATTGAAATGTTGATGTATATGCTACACTTTGCGAATATGATGCTGTGGTAGTTGTGCTTAAACAATTTATAAATTGCAGTCCTCCTATTTGAAACCATAAAAATCGCTGTTCATTACTTGGCGCCGATGCCACATTTCCTATTCCCACATTCAAGCAAACCAAATTGAACTTATTATATTTATCCCACATCGTCCCAATGATGCGTCGCATATTTACATTCGTGAAAGTAAAATTTGTGAATGTTGAGTTCATGGTTCCAAAAGCATTTGTTGCACCTGCCGACAAGATTTGCGTAGTCAGTGTAAAGTTTGCTAATTCATTTTGATACAGGTGATTGAACGGATTTTTATAAATCTTATCTCTAACAAATGGCACAAATGTAAGGAAAAACGATTGCACGAATAAAGTCGTTGTAGTAACATCAGGGATAGATGTGAAATTGAGCGTCACTTGTGAGTTATTTGGTTTTATAAGAATAAACTCTTTTGTATTTGATGGTTTTCCTATATTTCCGACTCCATCATTTGTATATTGAAACTGATTAAAAACACTAATTGCCGTCTCAAATCCCGCGGGTTTCCCTTGATATGACGATTGAACTATATTCAAACCATTTTGATAAAGTGTTGCCAAACCATTATTATTACTGACAGTATTTTCATAACCTATATAAACTTTAAATTCATCATATTTTTGAAACATCGTTTCGCCTAAAACTAACCGTAAGTCAAAGATAAATGTATAACTGCGATTGTCGGAACTTCTTATTCCGATTTTTGATTGTGTGGTTGATAGATTTCCTCCATAGAGCCATAATTTTGCTACTTCTTGGTTCATGCTTATTATAATAAACAGAGAATTTATTATGATATTATGGTTTAATAGCGTGCGTAGCAAACACCATTTTCGTACACGAGCACCTGGTCATATGCAGCAAAGGCAGTCTGGAGCACAGTGACGGCGCCAGCAGTGTAGTAGTTGATGATAGCGAAGATATCACTTGTGTTGGTGTTGGTTCCACTAAATATGCTCGCCTTATCAGCATTTTGGTAAATCTCCATGTCAATACCAATCAAGAAAGAACCGGAGTCTTCAGTGGATGCCTCTACCAAACCAGCAACGGTGTTGGGAGCATTGAGTGTGAATGCGGTGTTATCAATGGACGGTTGGACCTGTAAATCAGCAAGGGAACCAAAGCATTTAACTGCCTCATTGTAGATTTCAGGGAACGAAGTGGGGGCAGTGGATGGCAGAACTTCAGACCCAACTCTGAACTGGTATCCGATGGAGTTGGCACTTCCAACACCGAATGCGCAGTGGGACGAAGGATATTGTGCCGCCAAACCAGCAGTAGTTCTAGAAGCAACAAAGATGTTCTTGAGGGAACTAAACTTGGCGGGGATGGGGAAAGACACTTGTGTTTGTGTGGTGGCAGGAACAGAGGCAGAGTTGGTGTAAGACCTGTATGAAGGTAGAACCATCTGCATGGGACTGGAAGAACCAGATTTGATGGCAGAAACAGCACTATCAGGGAGTTCTAAGAACTCACCGCAATAGTTGATACCGGTAGCGGTAAAGTTAAGACCAGTTCCACCTTCAACCATCATAGAGCGGATAAGGGATGATTGGAGAACAATCTCTACACGGAGGGGAGCAGCAGTCATCTCCCAGAGAGGAAGATACTTCTCACCCGCCAAAGCACCAACAAGGGAAACCAAGTTAATAGCAAAGGGGAAAGTGTGAGTGGCAGCACCAAGAGCACCAAGAGCACGACCTCTGTTCACCGAGCGGGTATTCAATAGAGCAGCAGCAGCAACACCAACAGCACTGAACTCCTCATTGGTTCCGCTGGTAATGGAAAAGCGACCCTTGACGGCATCTTCGGGTGCCTGGTAGTCATACAGGATTTTCGCCAACTGACCATAGTTGTCAATATCCTCTAATAAATTGGAGCCATGGAACACACGGATTCTCTGTATGAACTGGTGCCATCCGCATGACTCTAAACACGAACTGGTAGCAGCACCAGAAAGAATCAAGTTCATGTTGCCTCTCAGGTAAGACTCGGAGGGGATAAGGGCAGTGTTGGCACGGGTGGGGATATTCAGAGTAATTGTGTCACCGGGATTGTAAGTTCCCGTTCCACCCTGAGGTTGGATTTGGGTCAAATATCGACGAGCAGGGGCAGACTCAACCTTAGACTGAAACTTAAGATTTGCGGGAATCATTTATATATTCACAACAGAGAAAAAAGCATTTAGATTTGCTAAATGTTTTTTGAACAAATTTGGTGTTTATCGTTTCAAGACATTTCTTTCAAGACCTGCTGAAACTTTTCTTGTGAGGGCGTCGGCAACTTCCCTTGCAACCGGGCGCATCAACAAAGGAACTTTTGACCCAATTCTGCTCATGCCAAGGGGCATTTTGTGACCCATCATCGCTTTTCCTAAAGGTTTCTTGTATCCAATCATTTTTATATATATTCAAAACATTATTCGGTGAATTTCACACAATCTAATTGCAGTGTCATTTGATATTGAATCCCATTCATGTCAATAAGTCTATTCTCATTGTCAAGAAGTCGTATTTGAATCTGGTCTAATTTATTGACATAAAGATTTGTTCTAAAGTTATTTGTGTTCGTGTATGTAATAATGCTAAATGGTGCAACATAAACAGGAATTATTGCTAAAATATTCTGGTTGTATGGTTGCGCAATATTTACATTGTATGTTGGAAAATTTATTTCTACATTGATGGCGCGGATTTGATTGAGATTCACACAGTCCCTTCCATACAGAAGATTTGCTGCACTGGTTGTATTTGTTGTTTTACTAAATCCAATGATGTGATTAAAACTCGCAGCATATATTATAAAGTTGCTACTTGCATGAGTAATCAAGATTTTACTGGTTATACTGCTATACGTTATTGTATAAGATGCGCCCATTGCTGCCTGGATTACCCCTATAAGTTGTGTTATTGTATAATTGCCTGGTTGCACATAGTATGTAGTTGCGGGGTCACCGACGAGACCAAAGATGAAGGTATTATCAAAATCGGTAATAGAATAGAAACTGTAGGGGATGTTGGCATTTTGTAGCGACAGGTAGATTTGGTGTCCGTCTGGTATCTCAATCACAGGCAAGTAGTATATGCTGTTAGCAGTATTACCACCCACGGTTTCCGTTGCATAGCGTGAATTTAGAAATATTTGAATACTATTAATATGGTCCATAAGTTATATTGTATTGATATTTTGTTCTTCTAAATATTTCATATGCTTTTTGGTTTTTTCATGGATGCACTTGTTGTTATAAATAAATTTACCACCACACTCGCATATATGTGATACTGAATTTCGGATTTTTGCTAATTCTTTTAATTGATTTATTCGTTCTTCTTCAGTGCGATGTGCTCGTTTAGAATTCATATTTGCTTGATAATATATTCGCCAATGCTCCTCTCTTATGCGTGCATCAAGCAAAGTGTCGCACTCAAATTCCTCAATAGGGACCATTTCGCATTTATCCCATCCACCTGCTTCACGAATTATTTGATATTTTTTTTCATGATAGTCTCGCATATTTGGATTAGAATATCTTTTTTTGTGTGCTTGTTTTCTCTGCTTAAAATCCTTGGTGCTTCCAATATAGGTGTAATCCCCAACGCTAATACGATACATTATGTATTTCATTTTTATATATAATGTATTTCATTTCCATGCTCTTTTTATCAAATCAATTTTCATGAGTTTATAAATCGCTATCACGCTTGATTAACAATGGATTGAAATTTCGATAGAACTTGTTTTCGATGGTGTCGATGTCTAAATGAGAATATTCCTTTTCAAAAGCATAATCAAATAACATTCGCGCATCATCTTCTTTCATTTGTATTAATTCTTTGTTTATAGAATCCCATTCTTCTTTATTCTTCGGTTTAAAAATTGTAGCAAATGTGGTTTGCTTCCTCAGCATCTTTGGCATATACAAATACGACTGGAGCGTGAAAATGAAACAGGTATTTAAATGGCGCGCCTTTATTAGCATTGTATTCAATAATCTCTGCACGTCCTTCTCTTTGAGCGTGCTTGCCATGTCGTCTATGATGACACAGTTGTATTCCATCTCGTCTTCGTCATCATGCTCTTCTTTACGGTCTTTCAATTCTGAATATAAATCCTCCAAACTATTACGGGTTAGTTCGTTATAAACTTTATCGTGTTTCTCAAATGGATGGTGCGCCACGCTTTGGAAACTGATTGCCGGTGTAAACAAATACAAATTGTGAAACTTCCGATGGTATGCACCTCCTCGTCTAAACTGATTGAGAAGCAAACTTGTTTTGCCCGTGCCACCGGAACCTATAAGCAAGTAAATCATTCCGTTTCGTCGAGATATTCCTTCTACAATGTCTGGTATATACTTGTTCATTTTTTCTTTGATTGGTTTCGTCTCCTTAATGGACGAGTTGAGCGTTTCAGTAATATTGATTGGCATTATGATATATTACAAGAGATTCTTTATAGAGGTTGTTTAATTTAGGAATCTTCTGTTTTCATATATTATATCATGAGTTCGCTAAATGAAGAGTTCAACGACGACATAGAATTGCTTACGAAACCTAAGCAAAAGAAAGCACGGACAGAAGCACAGATTGCTGCTACCGAGCGCATGAGAGAAGCACTTGGAAGAAAAAATGAACCTGTTGCTACCGAGAAAAAAATCATTCTCAAAGCAATCAAAGAGAAACTCAATGGACCGCCCAAAAATGCACCCCCTGAGGAGGAGTCGGAGGAGGAGGCGCCTACGGCGCCACCAGTAGTGGTTAAGAAACCAAAGAAGGAACCAGAACCCACGGTGCAAAAGGGGGTGCCGAGGGGGGAACCCCCTCGTAAGAAGGAACCAAAGGTGATTTATGAATCTGCATCCGAGGAGTCCGAGGAAGAGATTGTCATTGTGAAAAAGAAGAAGAAACCAAAGAAGAAGACCATCATCTATGAGGAATCCGAATCAGAGGAAGAAGAGGCACCAAAACCAAAGGCACGAGAAACCAAGACCCAACAAAATAAATCCTCTGGGTTCAAGGTTCATAACGACGCACCAAAAGCGCCTGCTCCCCTATATTATTTTGCGTAGACGAGGGGAAACCCCTCGGCACCCCTTTTGCCAAACTTTTTATAAAAGTTTATTATATATGTCTTCTGTAATTTTTTGTGAGTGTGGGTCTATCGTGAACAAGACCTATTTGAAAAAACACATGATAACTTCACGACATCGTCGCTGGGAAGACCAAAAATTTGTTGATAGACTCAATAGAGAAATGGACGAATTAATTGTATCTCATAATAATATAAAAATGTCCGAGGTTGAAACAGTTGATTTGGATTTAGAAAACAAGGAACCTAACGAAACTGTTCCTCTTCCACCTGCAGTCGAAGAAGATAAAAAAATAAAGGTTTTTATTCATTGTGCTGAAACACGATTATTATTACAGTGTGCAAGCATCGGGTTTGGAATCGCATGCTTCGGCATGCTTCTTTGGATTGTTGCACGAAAATAATTTTGTCTTTGAATTGAGTTTCAAAAACAAAACCGGAGAGGCGACTATGAAATGAGGCATTCATCTTCTTAGAGAAATTTCACAGAATTGTGTGTTTCAAAATTTGTTTGTGGCAAAAAAATACAAGACTGTATTTGGTGCCAACAAGGTCCTTTGGATTCCAATGTTCATGTTTTGCACCGTCAAACAGGATTGGATGGTATTTCGCACTGGCGCGCTCACCTTCAATTATCAAATCGCCGCCCTCATATTCACCAAATGACACTATTACCAAATCGCCCACATTGCTACTATCCTTGTGTGGGTCGCACTGAATATTTCGATTCATATAAATCGTCGTAAATGGTTGACAAATCGGGTGGCAAATCAATCTGCCGATGCGCATCAATTCATTATGTATTTCAGGATGTTTTTGAGACATCACCGATTTCTCATAAATCACATGTTTCGTAAAATGATAGGACATCCCCCAACTGCACGCACGATGCTTTTCAGTGAATTTTTGTCTGCCAATCGTCTTGCCTTGTTTTATTGGCAATTTAATTTTTTCAAGCATCTCATATAATTTGCTAAACTCGGAAGGGTCGATTTCAGGTAGGTATTTGAATTTGGGTTCGGTCATTGTATATATTATACAGTAGGAAAAACTCCCTGCATTAGAACTCCGCATTGTCCCTGTCCCTGATTATAATTGCCTCGTGCCATTTTCATATATCCACTCTCGCCCCAGGAGGTATCCCACGAATTCTTCATTATCCAGTAGTCAGGTTCATAT